GCGTAATGGACTATATATTAATAATTGCAGGCGGGCTACTTGCCGTAGTAATGGTAACTGGAGTTACAATAATATGATGAACGAAATCGTATTGGAAATTCAAGAGCTAGAGGACGCAGTTGACAAACTAAAACTAGTTGACGCTCCTGAGGCATTTGTAGCAATTAGAACAATTGATGTTATGATTGAACGTAAACGTAGTCAACTAGAAGCATTTGAAAGAACTGCCGATGAAACTTGATGTATACTTAAAATGGATTGCAACCGGCACATTAATAGTCGGTTGCTTTGTGAATTCAGCATTTCCATCGTTGTTCCCAATTGGTCCATTAATACTAGGAGCAGGTGGTGTAATTTGGCTAGTAGTTAGTTGTATGTGGCGTGAATGGTCACTGATAATAACCAATGGTGTTATGACTGCTGTTGGTATAGTTGGACTGGCATACTACTATCTTTCTTAACCTAAATGATAGACTGTTCTTTAAATCTAGTTTATAATAGTTATAAATATGAAAACTAGGAGTCCGTCATGGAATATCTGTTATTAACTCTATTAACTGTGATTGTTTTTGTTGTATGGCAAAGAGTACAACACATTCGAGATATGAGACTTAAAGCAGCTCTTACTGATTTTATTAATAAAATAGTACCTTGTAAAGTTGAGCAACGTGAAGGTCAGTATTATATATACAGTGCTCTTACACAGAAGTTTATAGCACAAGGAACAACTCCAAAAGAAGTTCACAACAACCTTCCCAATGATGAAAAGTTTTATTTGAGTTTTGATGGACACAGAGAAATATTAGAAGAACTAGAAGATATAGATTTACGAAATAAAAGTATATTACAATAATAAAAGAGCAAGATTAGATATGGAGAACAAATGAAAAAACTAATTAAATTTTTTTACAACCCAAACATGGTTGCTATTATTCCAATAGTTGTATTGTATAGTTACGGAGCATATGTGTTTATAGCCGAACTGGTTGGAAAAGTCACATGAAGTGCTGGCACTGTAACGATGAATTAATTTGGGGCGGTGACCACGACGCAGAAGACGATACAGGTTTTATTATGATTACTAACTTAACTTGCCCAACATGCGACAGTTATGTGGAAGTACACTTGCCTGACAAAAGAAGAAAAGATATTGACGTCGTAAATAAAGTAGAAGAACTAGGATTGATCTAAGATGGATATTGCATTTAATGTGATTCTAGGTACTGGACTGTTTGTTTTTTTGTCAATTGTTTTATTCTTTATATGGGACTACCACAAAGAACAACAATGGCGTAAGAGAAATCCTGATGAATGGATAAGACTAGAAGGCATTAAACGAGGATTTTATAAGAAAAACAAATGGGATCAAGAATGAAATTAATATATGGAATGCTAGTATTTTGGTTAATAACAATAGGTATCGGTATAGTTGCTCTAGCTGGTGAATGGAACGAAAAGCCTGTTATGTGCGAACAAAAAGAACTAGCATTAGATGCAATACGTGCAAAAGGTGAGATACCAATGATAACCGGTGTACAGAGTGCAAAGGTTAGAGAAACACAAGGACTTGCAAGTTCTCCTGTACATATACCTTTGCAGATATTTGTAAACTTAAAAACAAAAACATTCAGCATTGTAGAATTCCATCCAAGCATCAACAGTGTGTGCATTATAGGATATGGAGATGACTTTAAACAACTAGGTGACAAGTCATGATAGGAGATAAAGGTTATGAAGAAGGTTATATAGATTATATGTATATACCAAGAAGGTCTACGCAGAGGTTTTTATAAAGAACCTAAAAAATTATCAGAAAGAATATTATGAATCCATTTGAATTTGTTAATGCAATTAACTACACTAAAAAAAATATTATGATCGATGACATAACTGAAAAGGCATATGCAAGTTATATGGTCAATCGATCTTTATCATACTTTCCAGACACTATCTTAGCTGCTAATGAGATGAATAGATGTCATCATATAGACAATCGTTTACAATTTGATTTTTTTATAAATATAATCAGAAAACGTAAAAGGTTTTCTAAATGGTTTAAACCAGAAGTAATAAGTGATTTGGAAGTAATTAAAGAATATTATGGCTATAGCAATGAAAAAGCCCGTCAAATTTTATCCTTACTGTCCACTGATCAAATTAATCAATTGAAAACAAAGGTGGCCAAAGGTGGAAGAAAATAAAATAGTAGAATGGGCTCCTAACGATATGTTAGAAGTAACCTTAAACGAGCCAGATGATTTCTTAAAGATAAGAGAAACACTAACAAGAATTGGTGTAGCATCTAGAAAAGATAATAAACTTTATCAATCTTGTCACATATTACATAAACAAGGAAGATATTTCATCGTGCATTTTAAAGAGCTCTTTTTGCTTGATGGAAAAAAATCAAATTTAGAAGAAAACGATGTAGGTCGTAGAAATACGATTGCTACATTAATGAGTGATTGGGGCCTGTTGTCAGTTGATAATAAAGAGCAACTACAACCAATAGCTCCTCTTAGACAAATTAAAATTATATCATTCAAGGACAAAGACCAATGGGAACTTTGTCCAAAGTATAATATCGGTAATAGTTCAAAATAAACTAAAAGATATTATATATAACTATAAGGATGCCAGTTATCTGGGTTCTTACAATTAACCTTGCTAGTCAATAGGAGGCAAATATGACTAAGACATTAATATATCCTAGGAATGCGTTCTTAGGTTTCGACCACATTTTCGATCAGTTGGAAAATATCCATCTTCACTCGAAAGATACTTACCCACCTTATAATGTAGTTAAACACGATAATATGCGATATGAAATTGAAATGGCAGTTGCTGGTTTCAAAAAAGAATATGTCGATATTGAAGTGAAAGACCACGTTATGACAATTACTGGTGATAGACCTAAGCGCAGAGAACCTGAAGCTTATGTCCATAAAGGTATTAGTGCTCGAAAGTTTCAAAGGTCATTTAGACTGTCCGAATATACGGAAGTAGACGGTGCTGACATAATGGATGGAATTCTTACTGTTAAATTAAAGGTAGTTCTACCAGAAGAGAAGCGACCTCGTAAAATTTCAATTAATTAACGAGGAAAATAAAATGACAACTTTAACTACAACATATAACATCACATGTCAAATATGTGAATACGTTACAAAAGCATTGAAAACTACACTTAGATCTATCATAGTAGGTAGACAAATGGCAGCAAATGTGCATGTAGCAAGAGAACTACAACAGCTCGGATTTTACGGAAGAGATAAAGATTTAAAGCATATTATTATGCAATTAAATGACAAAACTTCAGAAGAATACGAAAAAAAATCTTAATGTAGTTTAACTATATAAATTAGGCGGGCAAAGTGCTCGCCTTTTTTATTATAAATAGTATTTTATAAGGAGATATAGCATGAATATAGATGTACTAAGAAAAGAACTTGAAGTGGATGAAGGAGTTAAATATGAAATTTACAATGATCACTTGGGTTATGCTACTTTTGGGATTGGGCATTTGGTTAATGGTATGGATCCAGAGCATGGACAAGAGATTGGAACAGTTGTCTCAAACGATAGAGTTGCAGAAGCGTTTAATCACGACGTTGAAACAGTCATCTCCGACTGCGAGCGATTATATCCCGAATTTAATGAACTCCCAGAAGAAGTCCAATTAATTATTGCTAACATGATGTTTAATATGGGTCGACCGCGATTATCTAAATTTAAAGGTATGAAAGCCGGTGTTGATTCTCAAGATTGGAATAAAGCTGCAGACGAAATGATAGACTCTGCATGGTATAGGCAGGTTCCACAACGAGCTGGAAGACTTGTTAAAAGAATGAAAGCAGTTCACAATGACTAATGATTTAGATTTCGATTTTGGATTTACTGCAGTCAATGAAAATGAACTTGAGACTGTTAAAAAAACTATTACTTCTGCAAATGATGCAGAACATTTAGCTACAACAACTCAAGAACGATTAGATAAATTATATAATGCAGTTATCCCATTGCTTACTAATCTAAAGAAAAATCCTGAAAAAGATTATATTCTTTGGCCTAATAGATTAGATAAAGTAGAAGAGTTTGAAGATCATATACAAAAAATTTACGCAGGATAAAAATAATCCTTTACTTTTTAATAAAACTGTGGTATAATAACTATAATGATAAATTTTAAAACATATTTAGAAGAAGCTGCTGGAAAAGGTTTAACTATATTTGACATAGATGAAACTATGTTTATAACTAAAGCAAAAGTTGGAGTAGTTAAAGATGGAAAAACAATCA